AGGAAAAGAAACCTGGACGCCCCAACATCCACGGCCTTATAACTTCTTACATAGAGACCGCCTACGGGGATGACGCCCGTATGATGAGGGCCTATGACTTCGAGTATGCCGTAAGGTCTGCTGGTGATGACATTGACAAGGTTTCCATTACTCCGTTCCCTAATTACCGTACTTGGGAGATGGTTTCCCATCACCTTTACGCAGTGGATGACGGGAAATGTACCTTCAACGCCAAGATAGTCAAGAACCTTATCGGTAATGACCCAGGGGACAACCTTATTACCCACATAAACAGCCACAATCCGAGCATGATTGCCGCCGGAGCGAACAGGCTAAGTGGCGGTGATAAAGACGATGAACTCACTACCGGGGTTGAAGAGTGCATGGCCTCCGGTGTTCCCATGCTTATGGTCGGTGTGTCTGGCATCGGTAAGACTACCAGGGTTAATAATTACTGCCGTAACAACGCAGAGCAGTTGGATATTAACCTGGCTCATGTTGACCGTACTACCGTAATGGGGACGCCGGTTACGGCAGACCCTCTCAGTCTACTCAACGGGGATAGCCGTGAAGTCCTGGGAGAGAAAGACCCTATTTTCGGGGAACTGAGCAAGATAGCCAAAGGGAAGGATATACCTTCGGCAGTGTCGCGTTTCGCTCCAGACTTGAACATAGCGAAGAAGGCCGAGGCAGCCGCCCAAAAAGGCAGGCCCCTTGTCTTGTTCTTTGACGAGGTAAACAGGGGAAACTCTACTGTATGGAGCGCCGTGTTCGAGGCCGTTTCCGACCACAGGTACGGCGGTGTGGAGTTCCCGGAAGACCTGGAAGTCAAGGTAGTATGCGCGGCGAATTTTGGGGAAGCCTACCAGGATGTGAACCGGCTTGACCCTGCCTTTGCCGCCCGGTTCTGTATCTTCAACCACCCGGAAATCACGGATGAAGATGTGGAGGCCATCAAGAACTACTGGCGCTCAATAGACTATGACCGCCGGATAATGGACTTCCTTGACACCCTGTCCCCGGATGAGTTCAAGGACTTAATCAGAAGTGTCGAGAGCCGGACAATGGAGAAATCCGCTTCTTCTACCAGGGGCTTCTCGGACTTCAACAGTGTCCTCAAGACCTTTGGGAAGACTGTGATGAGTGGCCGCCTTATCGACGGTGACAAGTTCCTATCGTTCTCCGTATGGTTGGGCGTAACGGAGGACAGGGATGACGGAAACTACAGAGCAATACTGGATGACCTCATAACCAACTTGAACCGGATTCCGGCAAATTGGGCCGCCTATAACCAGGATGACACTATTGACTTTGCCTCCAGAACCTACACGGCAGCCGCCTTTGTACGAGAAGCAAAGCAGACCGCCGAAGAGTGGAGTAAAGCCTACTCTATGACGGATGAGACCCAACGCCCTGACCAGGTGAAATGGAACATAGACGCCATAAACAACATCAAAGAAAGCATCCGGTATTTCAATGACCGTGTGGCCGAATTGCGTAAGCACCAAATAGTCTCGATTCTAGGCCCTGGGACTATAACGGAGAACCTCATTATCCACTACAACAACGCTACAGGGGAAGAGAGAATTGAACTGCATGAAGTCAAGACTCCCGATCTGGCCGAGAAGTGGGTAGAACAGGAGATAACCCCGGCGAACCCGAGTGACTACTCCGAGAAGGCCGCCGCTATTGCCAGGGAGTACCATGACTTCTGGAAGAACAAGAAGCCTAAACTCCACACGGAAATCCTGAAGGCTCTGTTTTCAGCAATGAAGGCCGTACACCAGCAGATGTATGACTTCATTGCCATGTATCGTTCCGATACCACGGTGGCGGCTTTCTTTCAGGCAGCCGCAAGCCCGAAGGCCGACCGTGACATTGTAGAGGGAATCCTCGGTTTAGCCTGGGATGAAGACCAGGCCAAGGCATACTACAAAAAGCATAAGAAGAAATAAGGGGTTACGGATGGATGTCTACTCTATCGAAATAGAAAGACTCCTGGAAAACCTGAAGATAGAAGACTCTGGAGAAGAGTACATTTACAAGGACGGTGGACACACTGTTATTGCTGATATTGAAACGATAGAAGTCTCGGAACTCTTGAAAAGGCTCCGGGACTCAATCTATGTCAATAAATACCTATCAGCCAAGCAGGGAGTCCGGGTTTTCTTGCGGAAAATCCCGGTTCCAGGTATGCCGGTCTTCGTGAATTTGAACTTCTTGTTTCCGGTTCGGAAGATGTTCAGCACCAGGCTACAGGCATCAATCGACATGGTACAGGTTTTCAAGGATGGCAGGCCCACTACTTTCCTGTCGCTACCGGCGGCTATGGGGTTCTTGTCCAGAACTGAGTATGTGGACTCCCTGGAGGCCCTTGTGGACATGGGAGGCAAGAATGGCTAAGTACAACACCATAAGGCAACTGGCCCAGGCCGCCTTCGCAAAGATCACTACCATGAAGGACTTGCCTAAAGACGATCCTCTACCGCCGCCTTTTCTATCTTTGACACTTGACAGTGATCCTATCTTCAATATAGGGCTGGATGTTCATGTGGAAAAGGGGGTTTACCGTTTCTCTAGGGCCATGTACTCCAATGAGTATCAGTCGGTGGCGGTGAAAGAACGGCTGGAGAGAGGCAAGAAAGGCCAGGCCCTCGCAGACACTCTCCTGAAGGACGCCAACATAATGGCTATCTACAGTGAGTTGGAGGCGGCGGCCATAAAGCATGTGGTGGCAAAGATTCCAGACTACTACAAGGTCTTTAACTTCCTTCTGAGGGACTACAATAACGCGAATTGCGACACTCTGGCCGTGGGGTGGCACAAGACAAAGAAGCGATTCATTCTCTACATCAATCGAACTTTCGTGGTGAGTGCCGCCATTCAAAACCTTATTGGTGGCCGTGGGATAGGCCCCATCAAACGATTAAGGAAAGTCGGTGGTGGCTACCCTGCTGACCTGGCTTTGATTCTCGATGTGGCCGGTAACTTCCTCCATGAAGTCGGTCACGTTATTTTTCGGCATGTAGGTAAGAACGTGCAGGAATACAAAGACCTGGATCATGGGTTTGTAAACACCTACGCCGATACCGTGGTGGACGCCAATGTCAGAGCCAGGATCGACTACTTGATCGAAAGCGGGATGAAATACGGGATTCCCAAAGACCCCCAGGAAGCCCTGAAGAAAGTCAGCATGTTCTCTTTACCGAGTTATGGTATGGCTGACATCATATCCTACAAGGTCAACGGCGCAACCAGATCCGATGTTTATGACATGATCTACCTCCACAGGAAGCCCTCGGGAGTGGACATGAGGCAGATGTCGAAAGTGAGACAGGACGATTTCGATGACCTATTGCCGGATGTGGCTTATCCAGGAATCCTCTTGGTGAATCCGTTCTCTCTGGTTCTCCAGGGAGTCCCGCAAATGGTGATATTCAAGATTATGAAGTACTTCCTGTCCTTCTTCGACAAGGAACAGATCAAGCCCGGCAAGAAGAAGATACCGCCCCCGAAGTTGGGAGACCCGCCGCCCCCGCCGCCGCAACCGGGACAGGGAGCGCCGCCGGGAGAGAAATCGGTGGAAATAGACCTGAAAGTCGGTGATTATGTGGTCTACGCCGAGACCGGGACAGCCGCGACAGTGACAGCCGTTCATGACGATGGAACCTATGACATCGAGGATCACGGCATATCCCCGCAAGAGTTATATGATGAAATTCTGAAGGACAAAGGGATTGACCCGAAGACAGGAAAGGAACTGAAATGACCTATAGACCTCCTGCGGGTTCACCCGTAAAGAACGTGGTAAAGTCCGACCTGAAGGTTATCTCTCCGGGAGGCCGGGTAAACACCCCATCAGACCCGAACTCTGCTATGGAGCCGGACATGGGTACGGAGAACGTATTCGATCCTAGAATACCGCCTCAACAGCAGCCGCCCCAACAGCCACAGCAGCCGCCTCAACAGAAGCCATCTCCTGCGACCGGCAGTTCCGGCGGCAAGGGAGAGCGAGACAAAGACAAGGAGAACCAGAACCAGGCCGGTGACTCTCCGTCCGGTGATCCCCAGGGAAGTTCCGATCCAGGGGACAAAGCAGACGATCCTTCCGGCGGTTCCTCCGCTATGGGAGACAAGGACAGTGCCGGGAAGCCGGGAAAGGACTCTCAGGATGCCTCCCAGGGGGCCGGGAAGACCTCTCCAGGGGATCAAACTGGTCAGGGTGCGCCCTTACCCCCTCAGAAGGGTAAAACGCCTCCAGGGGCCTCTACGGGGCCAAAAACAGGAGACCCTACGAAGGGCCAAAAGCAAGGGGGCCAGGCAGGAGACCAGGGCGGCGGCCCTAAAACCAAGGGAGACATGCAGGATGAGTTGAATGACCTCATGGGGGCCTTGGAAGAGTTGGAAGGGAACCGGCGAGACTCGAAGTCCGGCAATCTCAAGAGCAATGATTCAGAAGGTTCTGACGGCGATTCCGGGGCCGATCCAGTAGCAGACGCTCCGGCAGATTCCGGTCTGGATGCCACTATCTCTGAGGCCGTGAACGCCGCCGCCGATCAACTGAACCAGCAGGCAGCAGACCCAAATTCTCCGGGAACTGGTGACAGTGGGGACAAAGGGAAACCCTCTGCTTCTGACGTTCTGAGTTCTATGGGGGCCGGTAACATTCCCGATGTGAGCAACTATGTCCGGGGACTGAAGAAGACTAAACTTGCAGACGATTGGAGGGGCCTGCTCAAGAAACTACTCCAAAAGGCCGCCGGGATAAAAGAGGAACATTCTGCCATCACTCCAAGCAGGAGGATAGAAGGGCAATTTGGCCGGGAGATAGAGAAACCGGCTATCAGAAGGGTTATTATCTCTGTGGACTGCTCTGCCTCGATGGGGCCGGAGCAATTTCGCCAAGTGTTCGCAGAGTTGAAGAAATTAGGCTCTCACAGTATCATCAAGAAGCACATGAAGAAATCCGAGATGTATTCTTTCATGTGGGGTTCTTTCGATGACGGACTCAATGACCCGGAGCGAAGGCGCGAAATAGCCAAAGACAATCTGGAGAGATTGCCGGGCAAGGGGTTCAGTGAGAATATCGTTTCCCAAATGCTTACGAAGAAGTTAAAAGGCATACGGGCGAGAGAGGGAACGGACTTTATCGGCTTCCATGCTGCCATGCTGAAAGTAGCGCCAAAGCCTGACATGGTTATGGTGATGACGGACGGCGAGTTTTGGAATGAGACCGTATCGGGCGAAGAAGCAGCCGTTAAAAGGCTTCTGGCCCGGCTTTCAAAGAGTGGTCGGCTTATTTGGGTGCTTGTCGGCTCCCGCTACAAGCCAGACATAAGGAGGCTAGACCCTCGGTTTCAGTCTCACACTATCGAGATTCGGGGTTCAGCAAAATAGTATCTTGACAAACTGAACGGAGAGATGTACTATGTTAGTAACGGATGTATATTACCCGGAAGAGGCTTCCCCACTTGTGGAAGACACTAAAAAGCCTCGACGCAAAGGTGTAATAATGACCGTGAAAGGCCCCTTCGGTAAGACTGAGGCCAAAAACAAGAACGATAGGATTTACACCAATGCCCTTTGGGACAGTATTCTGTCAAAGCCGGACATTCAGGACAGGCTCAAGGAGAGGGCGGTCTTCGGAGAAGCAGACCACCCGCAAACTCTTTTTCCGGCTCTGACCCGGATAAGCCACATTGTAACGGCCCTGTCCCTGGACAAACAGAGCAATCAGATAATGGGGGAAGCCGATGTACTGGATACGCCCTCTGGCCGTATTATCAAGACTATCTATGATGCCGGTGGAAAAATAGGCATCAGTTCTCGCGGGGCCGGAGGACTCCGTACCGAGGGAAATAAACAGATCGTAGATGAGAAGCAATACAGGTTCGGCGGTTTCGATTTCGTAGTGGAGCCGTCGATGGATAACGCCTACCCGAAGCGTATCCAGGAGTCTGTGGCCGGGATTCTCACTGAGTCAATAGACGAGGTAGAAAAGGACGTAGACTACTACCAGCAAATCCTCGAACGGATTTGCCCTGACGGGAATGTGAGGCTGGAAAGCGTGGACGGTCAACTTTGTGTCCTCCACGAAGGCCAGAACCTCATGGAGTCCGAGGCTCCAACCGAGGCTCCTACCAATCCCTCTGACACTTTCAGGGAGGCCGAGGGAGTAACGCAAGAAGCGAACACTTTTCGCAGCAAAGAGAAGTTTCTGCTCAAGCGTTTGCAGGAGATGAGGGAGGCATACGCCGATCTTCGCAAGAGGATGGCGCAAAACCCCATCACTGAGCAGGCTGTAACTGAGAGTGTTGAAGAGGGAGAGATTCAGCAACCGCAAGAAACACCCTCCGATTCACTCCAAGCAATACAACTCGAACAACATCGAGGGGAAATCGAGGCCCTTCGCCTGGAAATTCAGGAAGCCGAGACCGTCATTAGCGACCTTCAACGGCAAGTCATCGAGCAAGACAAGGTGATCCGTGAAGAAAGAAGACGATCCAAGGCGGCTGAAACTCCGGCCACTATCGAGGAAAGCACCGAGTACAAGACCTTGGTGGAACAGGTGGCCGACTACCAGAGCAAACTCGAATCCTCCGAGATGGAAAACAACGTCACTGAGAAACGGGTTCAATCCCTGCAAGAAAGCAACAAGAGGCTGAAGGCCCAGGTTGCTCAAGACCAAGGCAAAATGGAAGAACTGCAAGAGGCTCTGATGGAACTGGAACAGGAAAACCTGGCCCTCTATATCGAGTACAAGGCTTCCGACCTGGCCCTGGATTCAAGCAAGTTGGTTGACGCTCTACCCTCGAACCCTTCCAGAGAGGACGTTGACAAAGTGGCCTCTTTGATGGTGGAGAGCCGCACCAAGCAAACCTTCGGTGAGGACTTGCCACTATTCGGAGAGAGTAACAAAGCACCTGGACAGGCCGGTCAGAAGGTTATCGTTGAAAGCCGGTCTCCCAAGAGTGGAACCAAAAGCCGTATCTCAGGCATGATCGGCAAACTAAAATAGGAGTGAATTATGTCCGACCAAGTGACAATGGAAATCTACAATGAACAAACCGCCGAGGTTTTCGGCCAGGCCGCACCCTTGGTCGAGGGCCGGTGGAAAGAACACTGCGATGGCATCCGAGAGGCTATCCCCGAGATCGGGGATTGGGAAATAGCCACTACCGCCATCTGCCTCGAAAACGTCTACAAGCAGTACCGCCGTAACATGGGCATGGACATGGATGCCCTGCTGGAATCCTCCAACACCGGAGCCATCGCAAACTTTATCAGACACGGTTTCGACATCATTGCCGCCGTGATGCCGAGTCTCATCGCCAACGATGTCATCTCGATCCAGCCGTTGACCCGGCGCAAAGGTGAAATCTTCTACCAGGAATACCACTACGGCACGACCAAGGGCCGGGTGACTTCCGGGGACAAGATGTTCGCCAGGGATGTAGTCGGAAACGCCGAAATCTGGTACAGCCATGAAACCGTGCCGGAGGAACTGGTAGCGACCAACGGTGGAGTCGCGGGAGCCGGGCCTTTCGCCGGTAAAGCCGACGATGCTCTGCCGGGCGTGGCCGGTACTATGGTTCTCAAGATGGCGAAGGACGGCGGTGGATTCCTGACCGCCACCGATGACGGAGCCGGGAACCTGACCGGAGCCGATGTCAATGCCGGAACCTGGAACCGGGAGACCGGGGACATCACCGTGACCTGGAACAGCAACGCCGCCGCCAATGCCGAATTGCTGGCTACCTACCGTTGCGACTTCGAGAGAAACCCCGAGAACATTCCCGAAGTAGACCTGTCCATCTCCAGCGAGAGCGTGGAAGCCCTTTCCAGGGCGCTCCGTTGCAAATACACCCTGGACTTCGGGTACGACATGCAGGAAGCCTTCGGGCTGAACCCGGAACAACTGCTTTCGACCGGCCTGGCCTCCGAGATTCGCAAGGAGATCGACGGCGAACTGTTGCAGTTCCTTCTGGACAGTGCCGAGGCTCCAGCCCCGACCGTGTGGAACAGTGCTGCCGGTGGCGGTATTTCCTACGCCGAACACAAGTGGACTTTTATCGACAGCATCATCGAAGCGTCCAACAACATCTTCGACGCTACCCGCCGGGCCGCCGGTACTTTCATCATCGCCGGAATGGGTGTCTGCAACGTCCTCGAAAGCCTGACGCCGCGCTTCCAGAGACAGGGCAAGGTTCAGTCCGGGCCTCACTTCCTGGGAACGCTGGACAACACCTGGCGCATTTACAAGAACCCCTTCTTCGACCGCAACACTTACCTGGTCGGCTACAAGGGCGACCTGTGGATCGAGGCCGGTTGCGTGTACGCTCCGTACATGCCGGTTTTCATGACCAGGCCGATCATGCTGGACGATTTCATCAACCGGCGTGGTATCAAGACCAGTTACGCCAAGCACAAAGTCAACGGTCTTTTCTACTCGGTCGGTCAGATCGCCTAGTGAAATCAACGGCGTGAAACTATGGGCGGGGCTTGTCCCCGTCCCGTAAGGAGTGTATCGAATGAAGAAGTACAAACTGAAATGTGACCGCAAAGAGGGAATCTCTTTTATGGGAAACTCGGCGCGGGTTCGCATGTTGCACGGCGAGACCAAGACGGTCGAACTGTCCGAATCGGATGTGGAGGCCCTTCGTAAATTCAACGTCAAGGCAGAACTCGAACTCCCGAAGATGAAAGCAGTGGAACCGGAACCGGAAGCCGAGAAAGACGATGCAGGAGAGCCGGAGTCGGACAAAGAGCCGGAGCCGGACAAGAAGACCGGAAACAAGAAGACCGGAAACAAGAAGACCGACAACAAGAAAAAGTGATAACCAATGCTCCAAAGTGAACTACGGGAACTCATCAAAATAGAGATTACCGGCAAACTGGTAGAGTTTGAACTGGCAGATGAAGACCTGGACAGGATCATTCAAGACGCAGTGAGAAGGGTGAAATCCTGGTATGTAGAGGGATTCCACTTCGAGACTATTCTCTTGAGTGAGAGTACCGAAGGGACGGCCTACTTTGAAGAGTCCGACCTGGCGGCCACGCCGGGGTATATCGAGGACATCCTGGGGGCCGATCCGGGACAGGGATCAGACCTGTCTGGTATATCGTTGGTAACTAACCTCCTGGGCCTCCCTGCTGACATACTTTACTACGCTGGAACCGGGTATGACTTTGGGGATGTTGACTATTCCGCAAGTGCGCCAGGCGCTTCTATTTTTGATGATTGGTTTATCACTTACTCACAATACGTTTCCGTCCGGCCAAGCATCGAGAACATGATGCCCATGTACGAATGGGAGTGGGTATCCCCCAAAGTCTACGTTTCAGGGGTGTCCCCTGGAGAGACCCATATAACCGTGGTTTATGCTCATGACCCCGCAAACTTCGAGGAAATGACCATAAACAAGGCTATCAGTTGGGTTCAGGATTTCGCCATTGCCAAGACCAAGGTGGCCCTGGGCCGTGCTAGGGGTAAGTTCCGTTCCGGGGGCCTTAACTTCGAGACTGACGCAGCAGAGTTGGTTTCTGAGGGAAATGAGGCCATCCGAGAGTTAAAAGAGCAGTTGAAGATGCTCGACTTTAACCCTGCTATCGAGAGGTAAATTATGTCTGTAAAAAGTATCCTGGAGCAACTTCGAGCCAAGCAGGAGGATACCGGCGTTGCTATCGTCTTAGGAGAGAGCAACAACGGGGACAATACCCCGGAACCGGAGGACGCCATCCTGGACGCCGAATTGACTCCCGACATTCTGAAGGCTATGGAAGAGGCTGACGCCGCACCGCCTTCGGAAGAAGAACTCATGGAGATCATGGATGACTTCGACATCGGGCTTTATGACCTCATAGACCTGGCGAGTCTAGCCTATGCTCCTATGAGTGAAGAAGAGTTCGATGAGGCCCTTGCTAATTGGGGCGGGGAAGCCGACTTGAGCGAAGAGGAAGAGGATGACGCCGATGACGCCGGTGACGTCGAGACTCAGACCGAGGACTCCGATGAGACCCTGGATGAAGCGAAGCGTGTAGGCCGTGGCGGTCGAAAGAAGAAGAAGAAGGACGCCCCAAAGAAAGACGATAAGAAGGCCAAGGCCGGTTCGGGGGCCAAAGCAGCCAAAGCAGCCAAGGCCGCCAAGAAGTCCGGCGGCGGCAAGTCCGGCGGCGGCAAGTCCGGCGGCGGTGGAGGCGGCGGGGGCGCGATGTTCAAGCCCGAGTACCGTGGAACCCACTACCGCGACAAGACCGGGAAAGCGCATCCCCGTAGAGACCCGAAGACCGGCGAAAAGGCGAAGACGGGATTCGACAAGTACTACAACCGGGACGCCTTCAACCAGGTTTTCGCTACCAACCTGTTCGCCAGGAAAGCAAAGCCCCCGAAGGAAATGCGAACTCCCAGGGGTAACAGGATCAACCTGAAACACTACACCCCTTCCGGTTTTTGGGGATGTGTGAGGAAGATCATCAAGGGCGGCGTCATCAAGAAAGTGAAGAGGCCCGACAAGTACGGCACAGGCAAGGGAGGCAAGGTTTTTGCGGCCAGGGCCTTGTGTGCCATGATCGCATCTATGGGGCCGGGCAAGGTCAAGAGGCCCAAACCCATGATGAAGAAGTGGCGTGACACTTTCGCCAAGTGGCGTCAGAGCAAGTACAAAGGCCCCCATCCGTACAAAGGCTCCAAAGAGATGAAGAAGACCTGGCCCGGATTGAAGAAGGGCGGTTACACCGGAACCAAGTTCAAGGGACATTCCCCGTCCTATCAGGCCGCCGGAACGGGTGAACCGAACCCGGCTGACATCCTCATCGAAGGTCTGGCTCAGTACTTTCCCGAGGCCGAAGAGATCGAGAAGATTCTCGGAGTCATCGACATCTACATGGAAGGCCGCCTGTCGGAAGACGAGTTCGACGCCTACCTGGAGAGGAAGATGGAAGCGGCGGGTATCGAAGATGAAGAGACCGCCGAAGTCCTGGAGGCCATCAAGAGCCTTTCTTCCGAGATGGCTTTGATCGAGGACGGCGTGGAACTGGAACTCGAATCGGGACAAGCCCCCGATGATGAGGAAGACCCGGAGGATGAAGAGGAAGACCTGGAGGAAGAGGGAGTCACCGAAAAGACCAAGGAAGACCCCGAAGACTCCGAGGATGAAGACTCCGAGGAAGAAGAAGACGATATGGAGGATGAAGAGGAAGACTGATGCCTCTGAAAATCTATCAACCTCAATACCCTCTGAACGCAGATATTACCTTTCTGGCCCGAGTCTGGAGAGAGTACTATCTGCGTTACCCTATTTTAACCTATCGGGTATTGCAGGATAACCCACTGTCCCATGACGAGGACTACCTAGACGCTGACCGGGAGGAAAGGCACTACGAGGATCACCAGATGAACCTCCGTATTGCTCTCGGTTCAGACAATGAGGAAATCAACTTGTCGAATGTGGGTATAGATAGGCCGAAGATCGTCATGTTCTACGCCTGCTACCCCTTTTGTGAAGACTTGGGGATTGAGCCAAAAATTGGGGATGTGATTCTTTTCGAGTATGATGAGCCTATAGAATACGAAGTCCGAACAGTAAGGAAACCAGTAGAGGCTACCTTCGCTCACTCGAACTACTGGTTTGAACGCGAACTAAAGGCAGAAAGGGCCGTACACGGAGAATGACCGAAAATCCTTTCACCTACACCAAAAAGCAGTTTGGCGGCTTCCGGGCCAAAGGCCGGGAAGTAATGAGGGCAGAGGCCGAGAGGCTTCTTGACTTGCTGGAAGGCTCGATAGAAGACCGGGCTACCAGTGATGTCGAGACCGAAGTGGCTGATGCCCTCGGTGTAGTTGAAGACGGGGAAAACTTAGTGGTTACTGTAGTACAGGATCGGGTAGGGGATGGCGAATCGTCTAATCGAATCCTGAAGGCTATGGAATACGGTAGCAAAGAGAGGCCGATGACAAAGCCGGTCTTTCATGCTCTGAAGGCTTTTGAGGGCTGATAATGGCAAGGACAACACCAGACCCCATCAACGGAATTTTCCGTATCTATGACCTGGCTATGCGTGAATTTGTCCAAGTCACAATGCAAGGCAAGGAAGAACCTATCCGGGTGATTATTGCCATAGGCTCCAGGGCGTTCCAGAGGCTAGAGTATCTTTACAATAGCCCGGACACTACAAAGCGCGTAACCTATCCTGTTATGGCCCTGGTGCGTACCGATTACTCACCGGCAGATGATAGGTTTAGATTTCATCCCCGGATGAAGATAGCCTACGAAGATGAAGGAAATACAAAGGTGGCGCTCACCGCCATGAGTCCTCAACCAACCGACATCCCCTATACTCTCGACATTAGAACGATAAAGCAGAGAACTATGGATGAGATAGTGTCCAAGTTCAAACTGAAGTTCATAAAAGATACTGGTTACATCACGGTAGACTTGGGAGTCTACGGCCAGAAGTGGCTATCTGTTAAGTATGACGGAAGTTCCGATTCATCTGAGGTTGAGGTAGGTGAAGAGGAAAGGAAACTAAGAACTACGATTTCTCTCCAACTGAGGGGATGGGTTCTCAGGGAGCCTGAAAGACAGAAGATTGTCAGGCACTTTCAAACGATGCACTACGCAGACCAGGATGGCTCTGAGGACTTCTTAGAACAGGTGGAGATTGACGCGACAGAGTAACAACGGTAAGGAGAATAACAATGCCGCAACCTAGATCAGCCGGTGTATATCATCGGGAGATAGATCAGTCTCTCTTTGTGCCCGCTGTTTCCTCCACAATCTTCGCATGTGTCGGAGGGGCGCACAAAGGGGAACTGAATACCGTTATCGAGGTTTCTTCGCAATCGGAGTATGTGAAGAAATTGGGTATTCCCACTACTCCGATGGGCCGGGCCATGTTCCAGTATTTGCGGTTTGGCCGTCAGGGTCTCTGCGTTCGGGTAGCCAACGGGGAAGCCGATGCAGTGGCACAAATAAACGATTCCGTGGGAGCCAAGACTTTCACCATCTACGGGAAGCACCCCGGAGAGGGCTACAACGGTCTGGTTATCTGGATTCTGGAATCTCTCATCTCTTCCTCGAAGTTCAAACTCGTAGTGGAGGAAGACGGATTCCCTGTCGAAACCTGGGATGACCTGGACAAATCGAGCCTGGGAGCGACTCTCAATGATGAACTCACCGGCTCCGAGTACATCCGGGCGGTAAATGACACCGGGAACACGAATCCTCCGGCGGTGAATCAGTCCAAGACTCTGGCCGGTGGAAATTCCGGTATTACCGGGCTTCAGGACGCTGATTACATAGGAACCAAGACGGGAACCACCGTGACCGGCCTCCAGTGTTACCATAACCCGGAAGACCTCGATGTGGACATCCTGGCAATACCGGGGAACTCCAGTTCTGCCGTTATCGTCGCAATGCTGACACTGGCCGAGAACAGGGAGAACACCTACGCCATCATCGACCCTCCCTACGGTCTCGATGTGGATGAAGTGATCGACTTCCACAACGGAGCCGGGGCTTTCGCCGGGCAACATGCCGCCTTCAACACGCACCGGGCTTGCTGCGATTGGCCCTGGCACAAGGTCTATGACGCCTACCTGGAACAAGAGGTATGGGCCGCCCCTTCCGGCTTCACCGCCGGAATCATCGCTTACAATGACTATGTGGCGAATCCCTGGATTGCCGCCGCCGGTCTGGAGAGAGGCCGGGTGATAAACAGCCTGGCAATCGAGTATTCCCCGACCAGGGCCGAAAGGGATAAACTCAATGCATACAACAACATCAATCCCTATGTAAACTTCAAGACGGACGGCATCGTCCGATGGGGCCAGAATACCCTTTACCGGAAGTCCTCGGCACTGGCAAGCGAGAACGTGCGCCGGATGCTTTTCTACGCCGAGAAGCAACTCGGAGGGGTTTTGCGTTACCTGAATTTCGAGCCGAATGACCCGCGAACCTGGAAAGAACTCAAGCAACTCGGAAGTTCGGTTCTCGATCCGATCCAGAGTGGCCGGGGTCTCTACGATTACCGCCTCATCTGCGATGACACTACGACTACCGATGACTTGATCGACCAGGAGACCGTTCTGGCGAAAATACTGTTGAAGCCGACCCGGATAGCCAAGGTTATCCAGTTGGATTGGACGATACTGCGTACCGGCGCGAAATTTGAAGAGTACATCTAAGGAGAAATCAAATGGCTAACGCTTTTGCAGACGCTCTAGCGCAAGAGTTCGGGGGGTTCGAGCCGCAAAGACAGCATACATGGCTCATTTCCTTCCATTCTCTTCCGGGCGCTAAAGTCTTGGAACTGGCCCTGAGAACCGGCTTTCTTCCTTCCGAGAACAATGAAGAAATCGAGATACCCTACATGAATAGCAGGGTGTACATTGCCGGTAAATACGCAGTTGACGCCGGTTCCCTCACATTCAATGACTATGTGGACTCCAATGTGGCCGGGATACTGGCAAACTGGAGAAAACTGGTCTACGATGTCAGGACGGGACAGTTGGGGTATGCCCGAAGTTACAAGAAAACGGCCACCATCACCCTCTACGGCCCGGAACTCATCGTCGAGAGAACCTGGTCAATCAAGGGAATCTGGCCGCAAGCCGTGAACTACGGGGCCATCGACTATTCAAGTTCGGATGTGGTACAGGTCGAATGTACGTTCAGGTACGACAAGGCCATTCCTGACTTCGCAGACACCGCCGTAGGCATCTAAAAACAGGAGTAACCATGAAAACACACACTGTTATGTTACCCTCAAAGGGACTTCTGAACAATATCGAACCGTCAATCATAATCCGGGAGATGTCCGTAGAGGTAGAGAAGGAAATCCTCTCCAATCATACCCCAACGGAGAAGATCATCAATATAGTCCAATGCTGCCTGGAGACTCCCGGAATCAATGTTGCCGACTTGCCGTTGGTGGACATAACCTATCTGCTTTTCGAGATCAGAGCCTTACTGGAGCCGGAGTACTTTTATCCTGTCCAGTGCGACTTCTGTGGCTTTTCTTTCAGGCATCCTGTGACGATACCGGGAGACTTCGAGATTATGTACGCCCCGGATGACCTTGCAGAGCCTATGCCTCTGGAACTTCCTTGTGGAGATACCCTCGGGCTTGTCTTCCTTCGAGGCAGTGACCAGTTGGAAATCGAGAGAAGGGCAAAAGTCCTGCTGCAACAAAGGAGCAAGGGGTTCCGGCCCGGTAAGGGTCAGGACATGTCCGGGGTCTCGGTTCGCAATATCCAGCACACCGCCCGAATGGTGAAGCAGATACACACTATCAACGGCGAGGAAAAGGGACAGGCCGAGAAACAGGCTTATGTGAGCAAGATGCTCATGCGAGACTCAAACGCTATCAAGGACTTCTTCGATAGCGAATCGTTCGGAATGGACACCGAGGTCTTGGTGACATGTCCTTCCTGCTCTCAGGAAGACTTTCACATTATCCAGATGAGGCCCGAGTTTTTTCGTCCAGGTCGGCGGGGAAGAGGAAGCGAGTAAGCAGTTATCGGACTTGCGAAAAGCACAGTTCTACTTGTCTTATTGGGCTAACATCCCTCCCTCCTGTACTAGCCAGATGAACCGAAAGGAACTGAACGGCTATGTTCAACTCTTGAATGAACAAAAGGAGAGGGAGAAGCGCGAACTAGACCGTGCCAGGAATCGAATGAAGAGAAGGTAAACAATGGCAGACTACACGCAAAAGGCTATCAATTTCAACTTCAGCATGAATGATGCCGAGATGAGCAAGGGAGTAGATAAACTCGAATCCCAATGGAACAGCATGGAGAAGTCTGTCGGTAAAGCAGAAGACGGAATAGACAAAGTAGGCAAGACGATAAGGCAGACCGCCTCTTCCGGTGGTAAAGCCATACAGAAAACAGGGGCTGCTGTCGCTGGAGCCGCCGTCACGACAAACAAGGCAGTCCATAAACTAGGGAAAACGGGGACGGCAGTTGCCGCCAAGGTAGAGAGTATAGGGGATGACGCCTCATCTTCCTTTGACTCTGCAACGGAGGCAGTCGCCGCCTACGGAAGAGAACTTGACAAAGTGGAGGACGGTCTTGAGAAGACGGGCCAGGCCGCCACAGTAGCCGGTAGGGGGATGGCTCTTGCCTTCGCTTCTGCCGTCGAAAGTATCCGGCAGACTAACATGAACCTCCGGGACATGGCGCAGCAAACCGGGGCTGTAGAGGCTGCCGAAAGTCTTCACACAAATCTACTTCAAGTAAACAGGACTCTAGGCTGGACAAAAGACCAGTTAGCAGCATTCCGGCGGGAAGTGACTCAGATACCTCAACCTTTGGTCGGGGCTATCGGGGTTACGGAGGTCGGTGAGGCAATAGAGGGCCTGGTAAATGCCGGGGTAAGGGCCAGGGAAGCCCTTCAAGCCTATGTTCCTGCCGTGGCTCTTATGGCGAGGGCTACCGGGACATCCGTTGACCAGATGGCCCAGGATGTCTACAGGTACAACAGCCAGTTTGGTCTCTCGATAGACCAGATTACCCGTATGCAGGGGACTATCCACAATCTAGCCAGGGAGAACGCCGTATCGTTTGAAGACATGCGTAGCAGCCTGTCAAGTTTCGCCAATGAGTTCGAGGTTGCTTTCAGAGGCATGTCAACGGAGGCCAGAGAAAGGGTGGTGACTTCATTTGCCGCTATGAGGGCCGCCTTTGCAGAGAACTGGTCAGACATGGCCCCTGTCATGGAGATGGCAGCCAAGGCTATGGTGGACATTACCTCGGAAGAGATGCAGAAAATGGTAGCCGCCTCCGGTATGGCCGCCCAGGACATCCAGCAACGGCTCCGAGAGGGCCGGATAGATGAGGTCATGAGGGCTATCATGCAGAGGGCCGGAACCTATGCAAACCAGGGGACTCAGGCCCTAAATGCGTGGGCCGAGACTACTGGAATTTCTTCTGCCGCCCTTTCCGCTATGTCGCGTAACCAGCAGAGCATAACCGGACGATTGGACAGATTCACCGCCGGGACGTACAGTGCCGCCGATGGGATGTCTCATTTCTCCGGTGTGGTTCGTAACTCTACCATCTGGTTCGACCAGTTGAAGACCAGAATTTCCTCTCTTGCTGCCAGGGATATACCGGGCCTTGGGACCAGTGTGGCCGATGTGGTGGCTGAGATGTCTGAAATAAACTGGATTGCGATGTGGGCCGGGTACACGGTTATTAAGGGGCTTGCAACTTCGCTTTGGGGCCTTGTTGGGGCTATGGCCGGGGCCGGTGGCGCAATAGGGGCCATTGGTACGGCTATAATGGGCCTGGGGGCCAAGATAGGCGCGGTGGCTACCCTCATGTTAGGCCCTTGGGGTCTCATCATTGCCGCTATTGCCGCCGTGGTGGGAGGGGTGATATACCTTCTCCACAAGACCGGGCAACTAGGGAAAGTTTGGGACGCCCTGAAGAACGCGATAATGTTTGCCCTCGAACCAATAATTGACACCGCGAAAGAACTATGGCAGACGATAACTGACGCCTTCAGTTCCGGTGCGGAGGGCGGCATGGAGTGGATGAAGATAGGGAGGGCCCTCGGGAGTGTCTTTAGTTTCCTGTTCAAAATTGCCGGGTATGCCTTGAGAGTTATGTTTCTCCGTCTTGCCCTTGCTCTGAAGATACTGAAACCTGTAATCAAGTTGCTTATCGGAGTAGGTAAACTGCTCTGGAAAGTAATAGGCCCGTCGATAAACTGGATTGCCACCCTATTCACGGAGCCAAGGAAAGCCATAGAGCAGTTGATTTTGGGCCTAAATTCTATGGGCCTGTATCTGGAATCAATCGGGACTAAAATCGGAGAGTTTCTTCTTGATCCTCTCGGGGGTATCCAGGCAGCCTGGGAAGCCTTGTTTCCGTTCCTACAGGGTTTGATTTCAGGCTTTGTGGAGTGGGCAAACGCCGCTTTAGTGGGCTTCCTGGAAATGCTTGGATTGCAGAACGCCGAGCAAGTAATATCTGGAGTGTGGCAGCAGATTTACGCTCTGGTAACGGCTCCCATCGAGACCATGAAGAAACTGATAAATGAGAATATCATAGGCTCTCTGAACTCGATCATTACCTATGAACTGCCGCTTATAGGCTCCCTGCAATCCGTGACCGGAGTTGGAACAATCCCGTTGCTGGCAGAGGGGGCCTACATAGATGAGCCGACATTGGCAATTATCGGTGAGGCCGGGCCAGAGTTTGTCTTACCGGAGGACAAACTGCCGGAGCCGACGATACAGCCGATCATGACTGTCAATACCGGGGGTGACTCTCCGGGGGGCGGCACTACTTCAGTGGTTGGAGTGGAGCGCCGGTTGGACGCCGTGGTAGCCCTACTCAGGCAGCAAATACAGATGGGCCAGAGAGTGAGCCGGAGTCCCCGGCCTGACCCGCTTCTGAATAGAATACTGACTTTTGGCGGGGAGTCCTAATGGCTGTTCAAACCTACGACAAAGGTAAGATCATAAGCGTATCGAACCCGATAGACTTTATCTACGTCCACTACATCCCGGAGGAACTAACCGAGGCTGTAGAGGCTGAATATGATGAGCAGGGAGATATTATAGGACGATCCTCTCCCTATGTCTACTACAAATCGACCCAGGCCAGGACGTTCGAGTTCCCTCTCCACCTATACGCAGACAGTGACGCCGAAGAGGAAGTCCTGAAGAGAGTACGGTGGTTGCAGTCTTTTCAATACCCCGACTATTCGGGCCAGTTGATGAGGCCGCCGGGGATGCTCCGAATCCTGTTGGGTAGGAACTTTGTAAACCTCAAGGGAGTGATGAAGGGGTGTAGCGTGGCGTGGAAAGCCCCGTATGACTTACTCTCTGGAATACCTATGCAGGCTGAGATTTCGGTTACATTGCAAGAAGTTGTTGACGTTCCGTATGACTACACACATTTTAAGCCTTCGGCCTTAAAGAGAGAACACTAGAAAAACGCTCACAGATGGCCTGTAGCAGCCTGTAACTGTCCGGGGGTGGTTTTACCCGATTCGGGGGTAGAAACGCTCCTGTAGGCTGTCTATGGGCCATTTTTGCGTATATGGGAGAACTACATGGCAGACGCAATTTGGGAAGAGACTTTCGGAGTTACCCCGAAGGCTTACACTAACGGTGAGGTATTCGGAGGCCAGAACCAACTTCAGGCCCGGTTTCTCGATCCTGGTGTGGCTACTCTCGGTGATCTATTCCCGGAGGGCCTGGAAATCCATGCGGGGGCCAATAACGTAATCCTCGACCCTCAACCCTGGAACTATTCGGCAGTGGTCGGGGTGGATGAAATTCTGAGTGTGGGTACAGACAGGTTTGTCATCGAGGTAGATTTCACTTTCTTCTCGGAGACTGTAACCGTTACCACAGACTACCTGTCATTGTTTTCCTTCGTATCGTCTAATTTGCCGAAGGTTGTGGAAACATACCCCAATTTTGCCGGTGAACACTTCTTGTCCGTTCAAGTCGGTGAGTATGCCGGTGGCTATCTGGTCTATATAATCCTGAAAGAGCAAAGTACGGGATTTGAGCAATGGTACAATGGTACTTCTATGTCATATTCGAGGGAGCCGGTTTCCGGGATTTTGTTGCTTCCACATCGGAAGTACAGTCTTCATGTCATGAAGGACTTGGCACAGTACCGGGTTATCCTGTCCGATATAAACGCAGGAGCGCCCGGAACTGAACTTGTGAATATCACTTTTGCCCATGCTTCCTACCAATCCGGCCCTGGGTGGTGGTTTGTCGGGGACTTTTGGTCGGATACCTCCGAGGCTTTCTTCATGACCCTCCAGAGACTCTACGGAGAGAGGGGCCTGCCACCGTTACCGGAGCCTGACCCGGAGCCGACAGAAGACGATACGCTGGAGTTTTCCTTTCCTGACCCTCTTCCGGCCTTTACTAAGTTTGAGCAGAAGGTCAGGAGTAAAGAGTCTTCTTTCAGTCGGATGAACTTTGACTCTCACTACGATGACGGGACACACGTTTTTCTTCCGGCCTTTCGGGTTGTGGAAGTTCCAGAAGGCCCGTTTGACCAGTACTATGAACTAGGATCAGATGAAGAAGGCCGCCTTGATTTGGTCTCCTACAAGTTTTACGGAACTACCCGGCTTTGGTGGGTGCTGGCTATGGCAAATCAGATCAAGGAGCCTTACAGAGTAGCGCCGGGGACGCAGATAAGAGTTCCTTCGATTGCGACTATCCACAACAACGTACTGAACAAGATAGGGAGCGTTTATGGCCGATAATACAGCATATCGTTTCCCTCAAGCCCGAATCCAGATCGAGGGGACAGAGGACAGTCTGAACATACCTCCAGACTACCTGGTGGGACTGAAGCATGAAATGATGTCCGTGGGGGCCGGTAACAAGGTCACTATTGAACTGTTCGATCCTTCCTGGGGTATCCTGGACTTGTTTTTACAGAAGGCCAGGGCTACTACGGGAGGGCTGCTGAAACTCAGGTATCAATACGGCTTCTACGATGAACCCTCGCAAATATACCTATCTGGAGTGGCGAAGTCTAACCCAGGGAACCTTTCTTTGTTGGGGGCCGAGTTGACTCTTGAGGCCGTGGATGAGGGAGTACTGGAGGCTTTTACCCGAAGACCGACTCCGGGGGTGGGAGACAACAGAACCTACAGGATGAATATTGGGACGATAGTAACCCAACTATGCGCTTCGCATGGCTGGACTCCCGATGTCGAGCAGCCGGAGCCTACCTATGAGTCTACCGGGAGAAACGGAAACGTAGAGAGAACATGGGTTAAAGGGCGAATGACCGATCTTGAGTTCATTCGCTACTTGGCTCAGTTTGCCCGAAGTAACAGTGTTCCAGGACGCTACCAGGTACGGCTGGAGACCAATGGAGAAGGGGTTACTACTCTCCATTTTAGGCCGCCGCCAAACCGCCAATTATACGACATTTACACGGTAGCCCATAGCAGATTAGGCCGGGTTATTTCCTTCGAGCCGGAGTTGAATAACCTCTCAACTTCTGTCCTGGGTGGAACCGGGCTTGAGGTTATAGGCCGTTCTGTGGAGACCAGGGCCAGGCATCAAGAGACAACGGACAGCACTAGGGACACAAACTCAACTTACCTGGGAAGCCGGACAGTCATGCCGCCTGGGGCGGTAGCCCGGCAGATAACTGAAGCAACAAGTCAAAGTCAAATGAGGAACGCTATGGCGGCCTACTACTCTTCCCTGGCTGAAATGGTTCAGAAGGGAAGCCTGACGATAGTAGGAGACCCCTATATCCGGCCAAATGACTTGATCGGGATATTGGTAATGACGCCACAGGGACAGAGATACTATACTTCTGGAACCTGGCGGGTGAACAAGGTGGTAAATGAAGTCAAGGCCGGTAGTTTTACCACTACGCTGGAAGTGAACAGAAACGCTACCGATGTCGGCAATCTGGCCCCTAGAGGGCCGGTGGTAAATCTCCAGAACATTGTGGACACGGTGAGGCAGCAAGCCGAGGCAATTAGGAAACAGTTGAAGAAGCAGTTTTCCTGGTTATTTGGATAGAAGGGAATCCCGATGCCGTTATCCGGTGAGATGATAAAAGACGATAGATATTACGGCCTGTATGTCGGGGAAGTAATTGACATAGATGACCCGGAGGATTGGGGGCGGCTAAAGGTACGGATTTTCGAGGTATACGGGACTGAGACCGAGACCCCGGATGAGGCTATCCCCTGGGCCTACGAGATAGAAAGATTCGGGGGAACCTATGACTCTGGTTCGAGAACCCCATATATGCTGCGTTCCACGGTGGGTGTAATATTCGAGAGGGGTAATCCAATTCATCCATTGGTGGTCGGGGGCATACCGAAGAAGCCCCTTCCTACCTGGGTGTACCGGGGGGCCTACTCATCGGCTGTCCCTACTTGGACGCCTCCGACCGATTTCACTGAGATACCGAAGGAAGCCAGGTCAGACAACACCAAATTTGTGGTGTGGAAGACCCCTAAAGGGGCCTCTATTATCGTTGAAGAGGGAGACCTGGAAGAGTATGTACGCATAATTGACCGGGCCGGTCAGGTGATCGAGATGAAGAGTCCGGCCCTGAAGATAGGGACGGGAAACCCCAGGGGAACCGCCAATGTGGTAGACTCGGACGGCCTGGCCTACGCAAAGGTCATACCTCCGGCCACTATTCGCATAATAGACCTGGCCGGGCAAGAAATCAACATGACGGCAGAACCGGCAAAGGAGAAAGTGAAGATCACTTCCGGGGCCAGGGGCGCAACTTCGGCTACTCAGCAGTGGCTTGAATTTGACTCTACGACCGGAAAAGAGGTTGTGACCCTTATAGACTCTGTGGGGCAGTATTTTAAGTTGACTTCCTACCAAAAGAAGGTAGAATTTTCTTGCCTGGGAGATCATATAGCGACAGTCACAAAGAGCCGGACTGAGACCATAGGAACGGAACACACAAAGCAAGTAGGAACAAACATGACCTACACTGCCGGGGCCAATGTGAACATAACTTCCGGGGCGAATATGACGATAAACGCAACGGGAGTGCTGACTGTCCAGGCCCTTGCAACTGTTTTGATTTCTGCTTTGGGGGCCGTGGTGTTCAATGCCGCCGCCGCTTTTACTTTGGCCGTCACCGGGGTTATGTCCCTGCTTAGTACCCAGGTTATTCTCGGCCAGGCTGCTGAAGTCCAGAAGGTATGTAATAAGACCTTTATGGACTTGTACAATAGCCATACTCATAACTACAATCCAGGCCCCGGAGGGCCTACCCCTTCTGGAGTCCCTAATCAGATCGGGGTGGAGGACACTCATACAACAAAGCATTGCCAACTGAGTTAGGTGAGATATGACCTGGAAAGGCTTTAAATACTCGATGAGCAAGGACTATCATGTCCGTATTATTCCGGGTAGTGACCTTGGACTTATCGAGTCCTCAATAAACCAGATTTTGAATACCGTACCTGGGGAACGGGTACATTTGCCTGAGTTCGGTAGCAGGCTGAAATTGCTGGCATTTAGCCCCCTGGATGAGTTTCTGGCTATCCAGATCAAGACAGAGATCATGGAAGCCATAAACCGATGGGAGGACAGAATTATCATCTCGGATGTCGAGGTTTTACTGCCGAAAGAAGAGAGTGATGCCGTAGACCAGGAGAAGGTGACGGCTATCGTTCGATATAACCTTGCCGAGAATACAAAAGATACCAGAGAGTTCAAGATAAGCATATAGGGGCTTACTATGGCAGTAAATAATATCAAGAGGCGAATCTTTACTTCGAGGGACTTTGACACTTTCAATGAGAGGCTTATGTCTCACCTTAACTCGAAGTTTCCCGGAGTGATTACTGACGCCTATGAGAGCCACTTTGCTATGATGGCTGTTGAGTTAGTCAGTAAGTTGGCTGATGACCTTATGTTCAGTCTGGATCACCACTTCAATGAGTTGTTCATTGACACCGTAGGAGAGCGCCGGAATATTAGGAGTCTGGTTAAGTTAGTTGATTACCAACTCCGTAACCGGACGGCTGCCGAAGTCAAGTTGAACTGTACCTGTGACCCGTTCGCACCGTTGATCCTGACGATGCGGAAGGGAACCCTGGTCTCTACCGAAGTAGACGGAATCCAGTTCGTAGTTCTGAAGGATTACACCATTACGGACTCTGTAGAGTTCGAGATAGAAGCCAGGGAAGGCTATGACCGGACTGACTCTCACATATCTGACGGGAAGACCGGCCAGGAGTTCACCACTTCTTTCGACTCCGTTGCCGACAATGTTCCCATAGTGGTGAAGGTGGACAGTGTGGAGTGGACAAAGGTAGATTCACTATGGGAGGTCGAAACCGGGAACTACTATGAGCAGGACAATACAGACGATCTTCGGGCCAGGATACTTTTCGGGGATGACGTTCACGGTAATATCCCTCCCTCCGGCTCCACTATCGAGATCGAGTACTTTACTTGCTCCGGGGCCGGTGGCAACATCCCTTCCGGCAAGATCAATACTAGCATAGAGGGCGAGTTGTCCGGCGGGGGCGGTAATCATACCGTGAACGTGAACAATACCGACTCTCCCGCTTCCGGCGGGGATGATGAAGAACCTGTAGATGAGGTCAGGGTGAACGCCCCTCTGTCCATCAAGGCAGTTAAGGGCCTTGTGGCGGCCTCAGACTATAAAGGCTACAGCCTGGATTACCCTGGAGTCCTGGCGGCTTCCGTATCCATCGACAACGTACTGAACCTGGTCACTGTCTACATCGTCGCAAATGGC